TTCCCGCCGGATCATGGTCACCGTCTTCGCGGCGACGTCCCGGCGGAGCACGAGCCGGTCCCGGCGGGCCAAGGTGGCGTTGCCGTTCGGGGTCACCGCGAAGAGCTTCGGGTCGCCGGTCAGCTTGTAGCCCGCACCGCGGACCCATGCGCGACCGGGCCCGACGGTGACGTTGAGGCCGTTGACCGCCAGCGCCAGCCCGCCGGCCGTCGTCGCGGACAGCGGGCCGCCGATGACGCCGGACGTTGCCCAGCTGGGCGCGAAGTCGTACCACTGGTCCTGCGTCCACTCGATGCCATCGAACGGGCCGAAGCTCTCATTGGTCGCCACGGCGTCACGTCCTCGTCTCTAGGCCGCCCAGCCTCTTGCCGATGCGGGCCAGTTGCTGCTGGGTGGGGGTGGGCACGATCGCCTTGGCGTCGAACGATCCGATGGCGGGTCGGATCGTCTCCGCGCCGTCCGCGTCGACCTCGAACTGCACCTCGCGGATCACGTCCACGACGGTGGCGGGCTTGGGCTGGCCCTCGACGCCGACGTAGACGGTCACCCGGTCACCGACATCCCAGTCCGTGCCGTAGGTGGCCGCGTCGGAGTCGAGGAGCGTCACCGCCAGGGAGACGGTCGCCCCACCCTCGGAGAGGGCGTCCTGCGCGGCTTGGAGCAGCTCCGCGGGGTCGTCGGTGTCCCGACGGTCCACGTAGGCCCAGACCTGCCGGCCCCACTGCGTCGCCAGTGGGTCGGTGGTGGTGGCGAACGCCCTCATGCGGGCGTTCAGGTCCCCCTGGCCAGCGGTGACGACGTGGGTCGCGGTGGCTGCGGTCTCCCGGTACTCGATGGCGCCGAGGTTCGACAGGTCCGCGGAGAACCGGATCAGCGAGGCCAGGTCGCGGGGCCGGACGATGTCCACGGTCAACGCGCCGGGGGATGGTCGGACCCGCACGCCGAGGTTCACGCCGGACAGGACTGAGATCCCCGCCAGGTTGCTCAGGACCGGCTCGAACAGGCCGGACCACTTGCGGGACAGGCCCACGCCCGGGTCGGCGCCCATGGTCAGCCCAGGCACACGTCGATCAGCCCGCGCCGAAGGTCCGGCCTGGTCCGAGATCAGCTGCCGCATCGCCGTGGACGCAACGCCGGTGTAGGTCCAGTAGTTGTTGACCGTCTGATCGTTCGGAGCCCGCAGCGGATCAGGGAAAGTGATCCGGTCCGCGAGGTGCACCGCGTCCCCGAAGCAGACCACCTTGATGGACAGGAGTCCCTCGTCGTCGCGGGTGAAGCTGCGCTCGCGCACCGACCCGGAGAACTCCCGGCGGCCATTGCGCCACAGCTCGATCCCGCGTGACGGCCCGAGCTTCTCGAACGCCTCGGTCGTGTAGGCGGTGACCACTGTCGCGGTGTCCACGCCCAGGTGGACGCGGAGCACTGTGGCTTTCGCCAACGGTAGGCCGCCGTTGAGTCCGTAGTCGGCGGTCCGGGCGAACAGTGCCCAGTCGGCCACGTCAGATGCCTGCGTACCGAGGCTCATAGACCCCGGCGACTCGAGAGTTCGCGGTCGCGCCCGCGAGTAGCGCTGTCACGTTGTTCACGCCCTCGACCAGCGGCCACAGAGCCGGGTCGGAGGTGAGCGTGTTCATTAGGTTCGAGCCGTCACCGCGGCGAACCGACTGCCGCCCGGGCCGAGTGTCGATGATCATCGTCTCCCCCGCCGCCAGGGCCGCGTTGACCACGATCTGCCGGCCAGTCGTGTTGTTGGTCAACGTCAGCGCCGTGCCGGGGCCCATCACCGTCCACAGCGGGAACGACGGGGCATCGGTGTCACCTAGGTCCACGACGAACTGTCCTTGGATCGCCGACGGGGCCAGGCGCAGCGGGAAGAACGGGAAGAACGACTGTGGGGCGCCGAGACCGAACTCCAGCGTCACCGCTGGCCCGCGGAACCACGGGTCGAACGCCACGAACTGCGCGACCGGTCGCCAGGACAGGCCATCGAAGTAGGCGACCGCGTCACCTTCCAGCCCGCCCATGTAGCGGCAGGAGATGGAGCGCCGCGCACCCGCCTCGTCGGCGAACGACAGCACTCCATCCCCGGCTTTGGGGCGCATGGAGCGGATCAGTGCCCGCTTCCGGTCCCGGAACTCGGACTCGGTGTCGCCCTCGATGGACAGCCCGAGGCTGAACTGCCGGACGTCGGCCTCGATGGTCTGCAGCTCGGCGCCGGGCACGCCGGCGTACACCTGCGCGGCGGTGCGGTAGGTGACCGAGTCCAGGCCCTTGGTGCCGTCCGCCAGCACCCGGTAGCCGCGTCCGCGGTCGGTGAGCACGATCGGGTCGCCGACAGGGGGGGTCCACGTGATCTGGCGGGCCACGTGTTAGTACCCCCTGGCTAGTTCAGCGTCCCGCTGGCGCTGGGCAGTGGCGGTGATGGTGTTCGACGCCTCGATCCGAGCATCTACGAGCCGAACCCAGCCGTCCTTATCGAGAGCGAGCCGGCCCGTGATGGTTCCGGCGATCTGCATCAGACCGCCCGCAGTCGCTGGAACGGGCGGAGCCGGACGGGGCATCGGCAGGGGTGCGGGCGCGATCGTCGGCCGCGCGACGGGGGCGTAGAGCGCCTCCATCTTGTCGTTCGGGTTTCCCTTCCACCCGAGCGAGAGCAGGCGGTCCCACTCGCCCTGCGAGACGGTGCCGTAGCGAACAACCCCACCATCGGCCATGCCGCGCACAAGTTCGTAGCCCATGCGGTTGGCCGCGATGGCGAGGATCTCTTGCGAGCGACGATCCCCGTTGAGTGGGATGTACGCCTCGTCGTCCTTGGCGCGGTCACCGATGACCCGCCACGTGTTCGGGCCGACGACCTGGGCAACCCCACCCTGCATCGGGGACAGCTCCACCCCGCCAGCGGCGTACTGGTGGACGATGCCGCCGTTCGCCTCGACGAGCCCCCGGCCGGTGGCCTGCTGCCCGGACCGCACGACGGTGTTGGTGTAGATCGTGGCGGTGCGGGACCGGGCGACATTGTTCAGCGCGGCCTCGGCGTCGGCGGTATCCGCGGTGACGTAGACCGACCCGTCGGGCAGGTTCACGACCTTGTAACCGAGGTCTTCGATCCGACGCCGCTGGTCCTCGGTCGGCGCGTCGATCTTCACGCCCTTGAAGCCGGGAACCTCGGTGACCGAGTGGCCAAGGTCGCGCATCCGGTCACGGGTCGCGCCAGCTGCAACGGACGTCTCCCCGAGCGACACCCCGGACGCCTCGAGCATGGAAATCTGCTGCGACAAGGCGCCCGCCATCTCCGGGCCGGCGGCGTCGCGGAGCCGGTACAGCTCCTGCAGCGTGGACGTCTGCAGCAGTCGGGTGTACTCCGTCGTGCCGGCTTCGAGGCCAGACAGGTCGGCCTGCTGCCTGCCGAACGCCTGAGCAGTTGCATACGCCTGCTCTGAGAGACCCAGCTGAGCGCGAGACACGTCCTCCGACGAGGTCCGGGTTTCCTCGTTGGTGTCGTTTACGTGCGCCTGCGCCTCAGCCAACGCCGACTGAGCGTCCTCCAGCTGATTCAGCGAGTTCTGGTAGGCGAACCCCGAGTCGATCGCCGCCAGCGCCTGGTTGGCCTGCTCGACCATCGCGGAGGTGACGCCTCGCTGCGCCATCTCCAGCTCGGAAGCGGCCCTCTCTTGACGTTCCTGCGCCGTCGTCAGTGCGTTAGAAGCCCACTCCGCCTGCGGGGAGGCTGCACCGTACTCACTGACGGCCAGCGCGAGATCGTTCTGCGCTTTGGTGACGTCCTGCGCGGCCTGCTGGCCCTCTGTCATGGAGTCGTAGAGATCGCGGGAGGCTTGAGCCGCTTCTTCGGAATCGGTGGTGAACAGATCCATCGCTTCACCGAGACCGTAAAACGATCGAGAGACGCCCTCGACTACGCCGCCTTCCATCGCGGCGTTCTGAAGTGCAGTCTTAGCGGCCGAACCTCCGTCAAGGATGGCTTGGGACCATTCGTTGATGTTCTGCTGGTTTCGGGCATATGCGGCGCCCAGCACGGCCAGACCCGCACCCACCACAGGCAGGGCGGAGCTGAACGTCTTGGTCGCGCCAGCGGCGGACCCCATGACGCCGCCGAAGCGGCCACCGCGGGTTGCGACGTCGTCCATCCGGCCCGCCAGCGAGCCGACGCCGGTAGCGACGCTGTTGGCGATACGGAGCCCGATGAAGCCTGCGGCAATTATCGGCAGCAGGGGGCCCAGATCCTCGGCGACATCAGCCACCGCCCCCAGGCCCGTCACCAGTGGCGGGAGAACGATCGAGGCGAGCTCCGCACCCCCGCCGAGCAGCTCGCCCACCGTGGGGAGCAACTCCGCGACGGCACCACCGATGGCCTCCAGCGCGGCGCCAGCCGCCGGCCCGTGCTCGCCGAGAGCGCCGAACATCTCGCCGAACCCAGTGCCCAAGTCGGACAGCAGCGACTCCAGCCCGTTCATGACCGGGCCGGAGGACTCGACCGCGGACAGCAGTCCGGGCATGGCGTTCTCGGCTAGGGCGATCACGCCGTCGGTGACGCTGTCGATCAGCGGGGCGCTGCCCTCGAACGCGCTACGGAGCTGCGGGCGCATCCGCTCGAACGCGCCACCGATCCGACCTGCGGCGGCCACCAGGGGCTCCTGGAGCGCCTCGGCGTCGTCGATCGCCGAGTTCTTCACGTCGTCCCACAGGCCGACCCACGCCTGCTGAACTTCGGTGGACTGCGCCGCCGCCGCTATACCGATCCCGGCGAACATGGTCGTCGCGGCAGCCGTCAGCACCGGGGCGCCCGCTGCCAGAGCCGCGGATACGCCCGCGACGATGAGCGGGGAGTTGCGGATCAGCCCGGCGTTGATGCCCTGAGAGAGCTTCCCCCCGGCCTTCTGCCCCTCGGTCTGCATGACCCGGGAGACCTTGGTCATCTCCTGCTGCGCCGCCGGGGACAGCGTCTGGATCTCCCGCTTGGCCTGGGCCATGCCGGTGCGGAGCGCGCTGTTCTCCAGCTCCAGCGCGATGGAGAGCTCGCCGAGGGAGAGCGCCAAGAGAACCCCCTCGGGTCAGCGGGACGGCGGGGGAGGAGTAGGCGTCAGAGCGCGCCGAAGCCGCGTGTCAGCGGAAAGCAGTCCGAGCACGCGGTTGCGGAGCCAGGGCCACGGGCGGGACGTGAGCAGCGCCTCGTCCCAGATGTCGACGCCGAACTCGGCGTGCAGGTCGGCGTCGACCAGCGACCATCGCTCGAACAGATCGAGCCAGGTCAACCCCCCAGTAGCAGGCGGGCCCCCGTCGTACCAGCGGGCTAGGCCGGTGGTGGGGTCGACGGGTCCTCGGGCGATGTACCCGTACTCGTCGGGCTGGTCGCCGTCTCGTCTTTTCCCTGGCCGTCCTCGAGCGTTGTCCAGTACTTCTCGCTGGCCGCATCGCCGCGGGTCCAGCGGACCCATGCGGTCATGCCCGCGTGCTTGACGATCGGCCACGGCACCTCGGCCTCCAGCATCTCCTCGAACGCGGGGCCGAGGGTCAGCTGGTAGACGGTGCGTTCCTTCTCGTCGGACAGCAGCACCTGGCTGTTCGCAGCACCGAAGGAGTTGGTGAGGCTCATGTGCGCGGCGCCGTCCATCAGGGCCTGCAGCCAGAGCCCATCCTTGCCGTTCGGCGCCGGGACGCGGTAGACGCGGCCGAGGATGGGGAGGTCGAACCCGGGCGACACGAACGCCGCCAGATCATCGAACGGCATCAGGCGGCGTCAGGGTGGGCGATCTGCGCCAGCGCACCCTGGCCCTGCAGGGTCAGGGCAGCCGTGGAGAGGGCGTCCATGCCGCCACCGTTCTGCGCCCACTGGCAACCGGCGCGACCCGAGTAGGCCTCGATCCGGGGGCCGCCCTCCTCCATCTCGTAGCAGCGCACGAACAGGGAGTTGGCGAGCCCCGTCTTACCGATCGACCGGGTCCGGATCATCTCCTGACCGGGGTCGTAGGCGGTGGTCGACGCGGCGGTCACCGCGCGGCGGGCGGTGCCGGTGAACGCCCACCCGAAGGCCGTCTTCGTCTGCGACTTGGCGCCGCCACCGTCGAAGTCGGAGTCGTCCTGCCACGTGGCATCGTCCAGGTTCGGGTTGAACTCGGTGAGGCCCATGACGGGCGTCCAGGTGGTGCCGTCGAGGCTGACGTCGAGCCACCACTTGCGGTTCGTGGTCGACGCGGCGAGCTGGGTGCGGACGGGCAGGGTCACGGGGTCTCCTCAGAGCCGGTGTGCGGTGGGTCGGTGCAGCGGGAACTCGTAGTTGCCTGTGTGGGAGTGCCGGCCGTTGCCGTCCACACCGAGGTAGGCGATGGACCTGCGCCACGCACCGCGGACGGTGATGCCGCCGATGGTCTGGCGGGGCAGGTTGTGCAGGACGTCGAACAGGGTGTCCTGCAGGTCTTCGGAGGTACGCAGGTCGCCTCTGGGGCCGCGAGTGCGCAGCTGCACCCGGTACGTGGACTCGGCCTGCGTGGGGTCGTCGTCCTGCCCGTACTTGGTGGCCACGATCACCGCGTCGGGGCTTCCGGGTACGCCGCCGAACACCCATCCGGTCTCGTTGGCCACGTACACACCGGTGGGCCGGTACTTCCCGACACCCCGGGAGTCGAGGAAGACGGCTAGGCCGGTGAGGAAGTCGACGGTGGCGCCCACCGGCTACTCGGTGGCGACGTTGAGGGAGTCTGGACCGCCGGAGCGGGGGTTGCCGTTGCGGCCCGGCCGGTCGTCGGTCACGTCGAAGCCCGACGCCTCCAGGGTGTCGCGGACCGGGCCGTCGATGTCCTTTGCGAGGGCGTGCGCGGTGCCGGCGAGGAACCGGATGCCGAACGTCCCGACCTGCACGTAGCCGCTGTAGCCCTTCGCGGGGTGGGTGATCTTCACGGTGCTCCTCAGGTGAGTGCGCGGCGGATGCGGGCGGCAATGAGCGCCGTCATGGCGCCGGCCTCGGCGTGTGCTGGTTCCTCGAGGTACTTGGCCTGCCGTCCGGCGTCGTGCTGGAACTCGAGGGCCTCGTGCTGGATGACGGCGTACGGGGTGTCGTAGGAGACGACGGCACGGAGGGCGGGCCGGTCGGTCTGTGCGCGGCCGGACCGTTCGAGGGTTGCTTCCTCGATGGGGACCACGGCGCGGGATGCGCCGAGCAGGTGTTCGGCGGCGTCGGTGAGCCCGTCCGCTGCAGCGTCGCGGAGGTGGGCTTCCACTCGTGGGCCGTGCCATTCCAGGCGGGCACTCACGACAGCGTCACCTCCAGGTGTTCCGGGAGGTCCAGGCCGGGGGCGGTGTGCCGACTCTGGCCGATGACGGTGGACGTGCGGTGCCCGAGGTCGACCTCAGTGCCGGGCTGCAGCGCGTCGGAGTTGTCGACCGACGTGTAGAACGTCGACTCGGACACGGTCTCCTCGCCGGAGGCCGCGCGTACCAGCCGCCGCGTGTCGTCCAGGAACCCGGTCAGGGTCACTGGGGTCCCGTTGACCGGTCCCCACGCGCCTGTGCCGCTCTCGGGGGTCGCGGTGACGGTGTGTACGAACCAGTCGGCGAGTTCGTCAGCCACGGTTCCTCCGACGCCACAAGAGTCGCCTGAACCACCCGACGTGGTAGCTGACCGGGCCGCTGCACACCATGCAGCGGAAGTCCCAGTAGCCCGGACCAGGGCGAGCCGCGTGACTGAAGATCTCGTCAGCCACTGACCCACACCCGCCCGCCGAGCAGACCTGCGGAGGCAAGGATCTGCTGCGCTTCCGGTGCCAGGTCGACGGCTGCCTGCTGTCGGGCGGCGGCATAGGTGACCCGGTCCTGCGATGAGCCGCGGTCGTACTCGATGGTGGCCGTCGCGAGGGTCTTGCGGACCACCTTGTTGGTCTGCGGCTCGTCGGCGGCGCCCTTGGTCGGGTCGATGCCGAGCGCGGCCCACGCGGCGGCCTGGGCGCAGACCGCGTCCGCCAGCACCTGCGCCACACCCTCGTCGCGGGGTAGCCCATCGGTGGTGGTCGGGTACACGGCGGTCAGCAGCTCGCGGTCGATCAGCAGCGACGCCGACCGCAGCAGCTGGGCTGCGTCGGCCGGCGGCTCTGCACCGATCCATTCGGCAAGCTGCTGCGGGGTGGCGTAGACGCGCACGGTCAACCTCCCAGGGGTGTGGTGGCGGGGCGCTGGACGCGTTCATGGCACGGGCGGAAAGGACCCCCGGTGAACACCCGCGAACGGCCATACGGGCTCGGTACCAGCGCTTGGGGGACCCGAGGAACGCCCCGCCACCAGGTGGAACACGGGCCGGGCAGCCCTTCCCCGACCGCCCGGCCCGTGGCTCAGGTGTAGCGCTCGCGCAGCTCGTCGCGGGACAGCTCTGACGCCTCGGCCGGGTCCATGCCCTGCGACTCGGCGTACGCCGCCCACGTGGCCTGCGAGGCGTTCCCCGCCGGCTTCGACGGCGCCACCGCGGGAGCGGCTGCCAGCGCCGCACCCTGCCCGGCCGTGCGCTCCTCGGCCTGCGGGTCGGCGGCGTCGACCTTGGTGTCGTACGCCCCCTCGGCCATCTGCTGCACGACATCCGGTACGGGCTCGTCACCGGCCAGCGTGCGGGCGGCCAGCTCGGTCTCGCGGGCCTCCTGTCGGCCGGTGTCGGACACGTCGCCGGGCAGTACCGCCTTCGACTCCAAGGCGTGGATGCCGGGGGCGACCACGTCCGGGCCGTGCGGATTCGCCTCGCCGGCGTTCGTGGGGGCGAGGAAGTCCCCGGGCTGCGGGTCGACCGCGGCGTCGCGGGTGGCGGTGCCCACGCGGGTGGACTCGACCTGCCGCGGGTCGGGCACGGTGGCCTCGTCGGTCGGGCTGTCGTCGGAGAGCTTGCGCATGACCCCTCCAGGGGCTCAGTGGTGTGCGAGGGGGTCCGGCCGGGCGACATGGAGCCGCCAGGCCGGGTCATGCTCAGGCGGCGGAGACCCGCACGTTGCGCAGCACCGCGGCGGACTTGGTGGCCTTGACGGCGACCGCCACCGGCCCCATCTCCACCTCGCCGGTCTTCACCGCACCGGGGGTGGTGAAGTCCGGCAGCCACGTCTGCACCAGCGGAGCACCGGCCATCGACACGCCGTGCACCCCGTCCAGGCCCAACCGGACCGCGTACAGGTCCGTGGTGCCGGCGGTGACCGGGATGACGTCGGTGTTGCTGTTGGCCTTCTGCCCGGCGTCGACCAGGCGGATGCCGGCGTAGGTCTCGATCTGCGACCCGGCGGCGCCCGGGGACCGGTCGTAGTAGCCGGCGCGGCGCGCGGCCGAGCGGATCTTCGCCAGCAGGCGGCGGTTGGAGATGATCGCGCCCGCACCACCGTCGAGGGTGGACAGGAACTCGTCGAGCACGTCGATGACGTCCTGCGACCCGGCCTCGTCCAGCGCCGACCAGTCGTAGGCGGCGCCGTCGATCTCCGTGGACGAGCCGGTGAGGATGGCGTCCAGGCCGTCGAAGCCGTTGGCGTTGACGTCGGAGTCGCCGTTGATGAACTGGTCGCCGAAGAAGGTGCGGGCGGCCTTCACCTTCTGGCCCATGTTGAGGGCGACGGCGCCGGTCGCGGCCGGCCCGACACGGCCGATGACGCGGTCGACCTGGAACGACCCGCCGAGCGGCTTGAGGTCCACGGTCGCCGGGGCCGTGGTGACCTCGGTGGGCGTATACTCGGAGTTGAGGGCGCGGAACGCGGCGGTGCCGCCGGTGACGAGCCGCCGGTAGCCGTAGGTGAGGGTGCCGCCACCGTTGGGGGAGACGGCGTCCTCGAAGGTGAGGAGGTCGAGCAGCGGGTTGCCGCGGAATTCGTCGATGACGGCGTAGTCCATGGCGGTCGCGGCGTTCTTCTGCGCCTCGACGAGGGTGACGGGCATGTTGTGCTCCTGGGGTCAGCTGGTGCCGGCGTACGCCTGGGCGGCGGCGTCGGAGAGGGACGTGGGGGTGCGGAAGGCGCGGACTGGCTCACCGGATCCGCCGGTGTGGTCCGCTCCGCTCGCGCCCGGCGCCCGGCCGGCCTTGAGCTTGGGGTTCGCGTCGATGGTGGTCTTGATGGCGCTGTCGACCTGGGCGGCGAAGTCGGCGGCAGCGGGGTCGAGTTTGGCGACCTTCGCGGCGAAGGACCGGGAGTCGAGGAGGGCTTCGGGGTCGCCGGAGTGCTTGGCGGCGGTGCGGTACACGGCGAGCTCGACGGCGGTCTGCCGCTGCGCCTGCTGGGCGGCGGTGAGCTGCTCGGTGAGCTTGGCCGGGTCGGGGGTCTCGTCGGGGAGCTGAACGCCGGCGGCCTTGGCGATGGCGAGGAGCATGTCCTGCTGCTTCTGCTCGGCGGCCGACAGTGCGGTGCGCCGGTTGCCGTTCTCGGAGCGGAGGTCGCGGATCATCTTCTGCACGTCAGGGTGCAGGGACTCGACCTTGCCGTCCCACTGCTGCGTGGCGTCGGGCGTCACCTGGACGGTCGTCTCGCCGACGGTGGTGACGACGGGAGCGGTCTGGTCGCCCGCCGCGGTGGTGCTGGTGCCGGTGTCGCCGGTGGGTGCGGTCACGTGCAAGCCTCCAGGGCCTGTCGGGGTGGTGGTGCCAGCCCCGACGCCTGGTCGGGGAGCTATCGGGCGCCGAGCCCTTCGCGGGTCGGCTGCCGCTTCGCGGGGCTGCTCGCGACGTGCTCGCGGATGGCGGCCTGCGCCGCGCGCACCCTGGAGCGGGCCGCCTTCCGGGCCGTCTCGTCCAGCGCCGCAGCCTCCAGCCGCTTCGCCGCCCGCACACGTCGCTCAAGCGCCCGCAGCCGCTGCCTGGCCTTGTCGCCCTCGGGGTCCGCGGTCGCGGTCGGCGGGCGGGTCACACCAGGCAGGTACGCGGAGTGCGAGTGCCGGCAGCCCGGGTGGTACAGACCAGCCGCACGTGCCGCCGCGAGCGTGCCCGCGACAGCGATTCGCACCGTTTTGCCGTCCTGGGTGGCGTGCTGCAGCGAGATCGCACCCACCGTCGTCCCCGACAGGGACAACACCTTGCCCTCCCACGGGCGGCAGATGACGCACTCCTGCGGGGCGTCGGAGACGACGATCAGGTCGTAGCCGGCCGTCGCCAGCCGCTCCGAGTGGGCGTCGACTGCGGCGTGCGCTGTGGCGGTGCGCAGCGCCATCTCCACGTACGACGACATGTCCCAGCCGCGGCCGGCCGTGTCCACGAACCCGGTGATGCCGCGCTGCGCGAACCGGTTCAGCGCCTCCTGAGCGGCCTCACGGCGGGTCTCCGCACCCAGCAGCACCCGCGGGGCCACGTCGGCAATCACCTGCCGGTACGCGTCCTCCGTGGCACGCAGGATCCGTGGATGCGTCGCCGTGATCCGGGTGACCGCCTCGGTGACGAGCCGAACCACAGCTTCACCACCGGGCAGGGCTCCCAGCAGATCGTCCGGTGCGATCGCCAGCGCCGCAGACAGTTCGGCGACGGCAGCCGCGGTCCCACGGTTCGCCGCGGTCGCGACCGCCTCGTTCACCGTGCGCTGCGTTGTGCGCTGCAACTCCAGCAGCAGGGCCTGTGCCTGCCGGCGGAACGCTTGCACCTCGAACAGCTGTCGCTCAGCCCAGTTCGGTGCCTCCAGGCTCCGTTCCAGGGCGGCGGCGATGCGCTCCAGCAGCGCCCGTTCCGCTTCGAGGTAGGCGGTGACGGTGGCTGCAGCTAGGCCCTCAGCGAGGGTGGGGGAGACGGGCACGTGGCTCGCCCCCTGCGTCGGTCACGCGCCGGACGGTACTTGCTCACCGTCACCGATGGGGTCGGGGACGGCCATGCCGTCTTCGGCGAGGATCCGCGCCGCCTCCTGCTGCACCTGTGTGTCATCCCAGTCCGGGTGGACGAGAGCAACGCGCACTCGAGTCGAGGCCGCACGTGCCGCGCCAAGCGCTTGCGCGGTCTGCGCCAGCTGCAGCGGCGACTCCTGGTCGGTGTCGGGGAACGCCACCGCCAGGCCGTCGACAGTGTTGCCCTTGCCGAACACGGCGTTGTCGACGAGGAGCAGCTTCGTCATCACCTGCTGCACCCCGGGCCGCCAGTTGCGGATCTTTCGGTCCCGGGTGCGATCGGAGCGCTTGTCCCGCGAGTCGACCTCGGTGGCGGTGCGCGCACCGCCGTTCGGGTCTTCCCCGAAAGTCTGCGCCGAGTAGCCAGCCGACCGCAGGATCACCTCGGTGAGTTCCTGCGCGGCGCGGAGGTGCTGGTCAACGCGGATGTCGAACTGCACCTTCTCGATCGGCAGACCGCCGTCACGCACCCCGGCGAGGGTGTTGACCGGCGCGAACAGCTCCTGGTCCATGTCGAACGACGCCCCGTTCCCGGGCCCGTTGTTCTCCAACAGCGACCGGGCGACGATCACCCGCGCCTTGCCGAGGCGGATGTCGCGCTGCAGCGACGAGTACGTCTCGTCCAAGGCGTCCATGAGCGGTTCGATGCCGTCGAGGTCCGACCGGCCGTAGTTGACGCCGATCGGATGCTGTCGCCACACCCGCTGCGGGGTCTGGTTGGGCACGTACACGACGGCGAGGCCGGGGGAGCCGGTGTCGATCGCACCATCAGCGTCGACCAGCTCAGCCAGTCCCGCGGTGGAGGGGTGATCGGTGAGCGGCACCGGCCGGCCGAGCTCGGAGCCAGTGCCCTGGTACAGGCCATGGAGGATGACGCCGGTGCCGTTGCGGATCTCGTGCCGCTCCAGGTGTCGCAGCACCACGCCGTTGTCGTCGGCGAGCTTCCACCAGAACGTGACGGCGGCCAGGCGTTCCCACCGGAACTCCGGGACAGCATGGTCGGCGTCCAGGGCGGTGAGGAACGGGCGGCCGGGGACGGTCGCCTCATCCCAGGAGATGCGCAGGTATGCCCCACCGAGCGCGGAGCCGATCTCGTGGGCGCCGGCGAGCTTGCCGTGCAGCCCATCGTCGACCAGTTCGCCGATGCGGTTCTGCGTGCCCGTGTTGGTGACGGTGATCGACGGGGGTTCGGCGAACAGTAGGTCGGCGCTGGCCTGGCACAGGTCCGCGGCGATCGGCACGTGCAGCTGATCCCGACGCTGCGTCAAGTCACCGACCGGGCGGCCCCAGAACGCGCGCGCAGCGACGCCCTGGATCCCGCCGCGGTACTGCGCCGGACGGTCGAGCAGTGGGCCTTGCGCGCGCCCGTAGGCGGCCTGGAGTGCCTCCGGGGTCCCCGCGTACCAGGCGGACCAGCGGGAAAGCGGCGCGAGGATGCCGTCGAGCTGCTTCGGGGGCCACGGCTGGCTCGTCTCGGGGAGGGGCACGCCGGCGCCTCCTCAGCTGCGGGTCAGAAGGTTCCGTCGGTCGAGGAGGGTGTCGCAGCGTCGCCGCCAGATGTCGCGCCACAGGTCGTCGCGGGAGTGCCGCAGGGCGTGGGCGAGTTCCCGCAACTCGGCGTCGGTGGTCTCGAGCGGGCTGCGGGTGCGGGTGTCGCTCACGACAAGTCCTCGTCACGCCGCCACTGCTGCCGTTCGTCACGCTTCCAGCGGCGCTTGGGCTTGCTGCGGGTACAGCATCCGCAGGTCAGGTCGCTTTGGTTGGCGAGGCGGCCGAGCAGCTTCCCAGTCATGCCGCCTCCAGGACGGGTTCGGCGAGCTGCCCCCGCCACAGTGACTCGGTGGTGGTCACCGCGTACCGGAGGGCGTCGCTGGCGTGGTCGTTGACCTTGACCGGCTTGTCCTCGCCCTTCTGGGCGGCCTTGTCGTCCCACACGTAGGACGGGATCTCCTCGATCAGGTGCTTGCACCGGTCGGACACCTTGAGCTGGCCGGTGCCGAGCAGCGACGCCACCGTGGAGATGCCGTACACCACCGAGTTGTCCGCGTCGGTCACGTTGTGCACCCGGTCGTGGAACAGCTGCACCTTGAACGCGGCGGCGGCCGGGTCGAGGATCAGCCACTCGACCGGCGGGTGAGCGGCGAGCCAGGCACGCAGGGACTCCGACTGCTGCTCCACCGTCAGGCGCGCATCGGACGACGGCGGCTTGACCCACCACTCGTCGATCGCGTACAGCCGGCGGTCAGCACCCAGGCCCAGCAGGATCCCCGCCGAGGCGTTCGTGGTGCCGTGGTCGACGCCCACAGCGAGGAGCCGGCGCATGGGCGGCAATAGCTCGTGCGGGACGACGTGTCGGTCGGGGTCCCACTGGTCGTAGATAGAGCCCTCGGCAGCGACCCACTCGGCGTTGATGTACCGCCGGTACCAGAGCCCGGTGTACGCGGCCTTGGTGCGGGTGACGTAGTCGGCGGGCAGGTTCGGGTTGTCGTCCAGGCGGAAGGTGACCCGGTGCAGGTCGATCCCGTCGGGGTTGACCCGCTCGTTGCCCTCGCCGTCGACCCACAGGCGCGCTCGGTCCAGCCACTTCACCTTGAGCCAGTGCACGGGGCCCTCGGGGTTGGAGCTGAGCCACATGCGCGCGCCCGGCACAGAGAGCCGGGAGTACAGCATGTTGAAGTAGGACTCGGGGAGCGTGGACGCCTCGTCGGCGTAGGCGCCGGCCAGCGTCAGGCCCTGAATCTTGGTGCGGGCCGCTTCGTTGTTCGCGCCGATGAGCAGCACCGGGCGGCCGAGGATGTCCACGGTCGAGGTGCCGCGGTTGAGGCGAACTCGCTGCGTTCCGAGGAGTTCTTGCAGCGGCAGGATCAGGTTGTTGACGATGGTCCGCTCGGTGCGGCCGGTCATCAGTAGCAGACCGGGCGGGCCCTGCCGGCAGTACTTCACCCACTCCAGCAGGCTGGTGAACGTCTTGCCGGAGCGGACGCTGCCCTCGTAGGCGTTGATGGAGGCTGGGGGCAGCTGGGCGGCCCTGAGCGCCTTGCCGGTGAAGGGGCGTGCGTCCACGGCTCACCTCATCCGGTACCGCCGGTCATCGCCTCGATCCAGGCGTCCACCGCCGGGAGGTCGGTGGCGGTCACGGCGTCGACGTTCTCCAGGTCGACGGCGCGCTGCATGGCGATCGACGCGGACTGCATCAGATTGCGGATGTCTGCGGTGGGTGGCCGGTCGACCTGACGCTCCTCGTAACTGTTGTCCTTGCCGCCGAAGTTGAACACCAGGTGCGGCTGAACGATCTGCTCGAGGAGCTCTTCGGCCCGGTCGTACAGGGTGCCGATGAGGCGCGCGCGCCGCAGCTTGTTGTCCGCGACGACGGCCTGCGCTGCCTTCGCGGTGCGGCTGCGGTCGAACGAGATCCCGAGCTGGGCGGCGTGGTCATTAACGGTGGACTTCGACCGGCCCATGTCGGTGGCGATCGCGTGCAGCGACTTGCCGGCGGCGTGGAGTTCGGTGAGCTTGGCGTCTTCGTCGGCGGTCCACGGGTTGGAGTGCTGGTTGGCGCCCATGCCGTTCACCGCCTGTGGTTCATCGTTCGGGCGCCTGGCCCGTCGGATGGTGGTGCTCGCTCCGCCAGCCCTTCCCCGACCGGCGGAGCGAGGTGAGTGAGTGGCCGGTCAGGCCGCTGTGCCAGTGCAGTTGGCCCGATGGTCTGAGCCACCAGGGGCGCTGCACCGTTCCGCCTAGCTTGGCCGCGCTCCGGGTGCGGCACCTGACCGGCCTGTTCAGTTGTCCGGCCGCTGGGGGTCCGGTTGTGCCGACCGCTCGGTCGGCGTCGCTCCCGACCCGCGCAGGGGTGGGACGTAGGGGCCGCGGTGCCCCGACAGGCGCCCGCGGCCGTTGCTACCTCGGCAGGCCCGCTCCGGTAGCTGGTGCCTCGCCCCGAATCGTGGGGGGCACCGTGACCCGGGTCGCCGTAGCGGTGTCCGGGGTCCTACGCCGCCAGGTCGGCGGCAGTCAGTGGCTGCTCGCGCAGCGTGTTGATGTGCTCGATCAGCGCGGGCGAGGGATGAAACCACTCCGCGCGCGCCGCAAGGTCGTCGCGAAACTGTCGGTGGCGCTGCTTCTCGACGTCGTAGCTGCCGGGCTCGGTGGCCAGCAGAACCGCGTCGGGCGGGTAGGACCGCAGCCGATCGTCGAGTGTGATCGACGTGCCGATCTTGACCAGCTTGCCGACCCGCAGGTAGTACACCTGCGCGTCCTGGGGCCCGCGCGGGATATGCGCCCATCGGTGAGCGCTGGACCTGGGCGGCTCAAACGGCGTCAGGCTCGCCTCGTATGCGTGGTCGCTGCGCCCCTTTTCGATCGCTTTGGCGACCAAGTCGGGGTGCTCGTGAACATCGAGCCTGTAGCGCATGGTCAAGTCGGCCAAGGCCATGATGATCCGGTGGCGCGCAGGGTCGTCGCGAGCTACGCCGAACTCGCGTTCCATCAGGTCCGGGGTGTGCTGCGGCTCCGACTCGTCCGGGAGCTTGACCGGGAATCTCGCGCCCATCGGGCTGCCGCTGCTACCGTGCGCCATGTCGACCTCTCACCAGGTTGGCCATGCCCCGGGCCTGTTACCAGCAGGCGCCGGGGTCTCGCGTCGGACGGGCGCCCTCGGGCACAGCTGTCCTAGCAGCTCTATGGTCCCGGATTGGCCATCAGGCTGTCAAGCTGTGATCACTGCTTGTCGTGAAGCTAGTCGCTGGCCTTGCGCTGCGACTGTCGCTCGGGCACCTGGGCGAGCACCTTGTCGACGTCATCGAAAGCCACCAGCAGGCAGCCCGTGGGGACATGGCAGGCCACGACGGGGACGCGCTTGCGGATGAGGTCTGGGTGCCGGCCGGTCAGCTTCGCCACCACCTGACGCGAGGCGATCCAGCGCCCGCTGTCGTCCTGTACCGGCTCGGGGTGAGGCAGCAGCGCCCGGCCGCGCCTCACGCCTGGAACCCAAAGGTGACGATGGTCGCCGGGTCTCCGAAGTGGTCCGACCGCTCAGCTTGCCCGCCACCGTTGGCCTGCATCGTGGGGGCAGCCTCGGCTGTCGGCTCGTCGCGGCGCCGCCAGAGGTGTAGCTCGACGTCGAGGACGTCCCGGCCGCGCCAGTACAGGTTGAGCCTCACTTCGGCAGCCTCCACCGGTCGTCGGCCTTGCGGATGAGGAAGTCGGCGATCTCGAATAGCTCGGCGACCGCGGCCCGGACGAGGGCGACCGTCGCGCGCACGTCGATCACGCCTCCCACCGTCGGACCGGGATGCCCGCCTGCTCTGCGATGCGCGCTGTCATGGACGCGCCCTTGCTGCCGTTCTTGATGAACGCGAGGCAGACGTCGGCGCCAAGATCGACCATCTGCTGGTTGCGCAGAAAGCCGGCTCGCTTGCCGTGGCGGTTCCAGTCGGCGATCCACCCGCCGAACCGGGCGGCCACATCCGCGATCTTGTCCGCGCCGGTAGGGCAAGCCCCGTGCACCAGGACCGGTGCCGGGTCGCCGGGCGTAGCGGGGAAGTACGGCAGGAGCGCCTGCTCGATGATCCGGACGTCGGTCCAGTCGCGGGAGCCAGTCACCAGCACCCTCACTCCGCCACCCCCAGTGCGAGCGCGTCGGGGCAGGGCCAGGCGTTGCCGCAGCCCCCGCACGCCGAGCTGGTCGAGTCCACGGACCAGCGGCGCTCCACGTGCCGGGACCGCAACGCATCCACCAGCTCGTGCTCGCGCATCAGCCCGCGGATCGTGGGCAACTGCTCGATGGTGTCCGCCGCGGCCACATGCCAGTTCGGGCCGAGCTCCAGCTTCGCCGCGGCCGTCCAGATGATGTCCGACAACTGCCGGCCCAGGCGGGTCTGCTGCGGCTCCGGTGTGGTCACCGGTCGGCCCGTCCGTCGTGGACCCGAAGCTTGATCTGGCCGCGCTCCAACGCGAGGGCCAACGCGGTGCGGTTCGGGACGCCGGCCCGCCGTAGGATGCGGGTGAACCGGTTGTAGGCGGTGCCGCGGGCGATGCCCATGCGGCGGGCGACGGTGTCCGGGTCGGCACCGTCGGACATGAAGATGCCGATCATCTCCCGCTGTGCGGGGGTGACGACCACGATCCGGGGGCCGGAAGCGGTCACAGCTGCGTCACTCCAACCCAGCTCACACCGACGGCCAGCGCGAACACCAACACAGCTGCGACCGGGTGGTGCTGGATTTGCGCCTCTGCCGATGCCGCGCCGAGGACCAAGCCGGCCAGGAGGCACAGCGTGACGGATACGGCACTCATGCCGCACCTGCCTGCTGCTGCCGTAAGACGTCGAGACCGGTGATCCGCGTACCGCAGGATCCGCACTCCGCGGCGCCGGCGTGCCAGCGGATGTTGCCGCCGCAGCCGCACAGCCGGCGGGTGGTGCGCGGCTCCGGTGCGTTCCGGTTCCGCAGCAGCGCCCACAGCTGCCGGACGTCGGCGTACAGCTCGTCGCACCAGTCCTGGGTGAGGATCCAGTCGAGGTGCGCAGCGATCAGCCGACGCTCGGACAGCACCGTGGCCGGGGTGTGGACGGTGGTGCGGAACGTCCACGCCCAGCAGGTGTGGTGCCCACAGGGTGGACTGTCGAGGTCGCACACTGGTCCGGGTGGGGCCGCGGCCCGCCTGTAGGCCAGCGCCTGGGTGGGTGGGGTGATGCTGCGTTCGGCGCGGACCAGTCGAGCCCAGGACTCCAGCACCTCGAGGACTCCGCGCCCGCGGTTGCCGTCCGGGTCGTCGGTGTCGCGGTCCCGGGAGCGCCGGTCACGCAGCACGAGCACGTCCAGTGCGGCGGGGGAGCGGTGGGAGGCGAGTCCGCCAGCCCCGCCGGGACCCGGCTCCCGGCCCTGCATCGACGGCCGGGCGTCCAGCTGCGCGTACTCCGAGTCGATGCGAGAGATCCAGTCGCCGAGCTTCGCGGCGTCCGGGCGGCACAGCAGGATGCCGGGGGCCTGTGGTCGGGTGCAGCCGGCGTTGATGCACGGCGGGGTGTCGTGCTCGCGCTCGCTCATCGCCCCAGCTCCTGGGCGCGCACCACGCCGGCTTCGACGGCGGTGAGGGCGCACGGCCGGTTGGCGACCCAGCACGTGGTGCAGAGCTTCCCGGCGGCGTCCCCGTTGTCCGAGTCCCACACCCCGGGGACGGCGTGGTGGTGTCGGGATGCGGGGAGCCAGTCGCCTGCTGCCATCCGTCCGACCACGCTTCCGCCGGTCCACTCGCTTCGCTGGACGGTCTGCTCGCTCACTGGCGTCCCTTCGCGTGCTGGCCGTAGGTCTCGGAGTTGCGGAGGTCGGTGACGTCGGCTTGGAGGCGGGCGAGCCAGCGGAGGGCGATCCAGGCGAGGGCGACGGACAGCAGGTCCGTGCCGAGGTCGATGTAGCCGTAGGCGGTGAGCCGGGTGAACCACGACCACGCTTCGCTCACCACCTCACGTCTCCTGCCGCGTTGGTGTGCTCACCGTCGCCGTGCGGGCCCTGGACGGCGCAGTGCCAGCCCGAGGCGCCGTGGGAGTAGACGTGGCAGGGCGACGCGTCAGCGGTGCGGTCGTGCTCGATCGCCTTGTCCGGGTCTGCGGTGCGCCAGTCCGGCCACACGCGGGCTTCGTTGCGGGCCTGCTTGGCGCGGACGGCATCGATGATCGCCTGCGGCTCGTGGCCGGCCCGCCAGGCGCCATCGAAGGCGAGGATCGCCACGTCGACCCACTCACTGAGGTCAGTGGGCGCGTCCTCGATCTCGGTCAGCTCCTTGCGGATGTGGTCGAGGACGCCGTTGGTCCACGGGCCGGGGCCGAACGCTTCCCGACTCCACGTCCGCTGCCGCTCGAAGTGCGCGGCGTCGAGCGCGTCCCCGCCGGGCTGGGTGCCGCCGAGTAGAGCCAGCAGCTCGTCGGCGACGTGTGCGGGCTCCCACTCCACGTGCTGGCAGCCACCGCCTGTGCAGCCCAGCGAATCCGGCCCGTCCCGGAAGGGGAGATGCTCGGCGATCACGCGTTCGACGGCTTCGCGGTGATCGGTGATTGCGCGGGCCAAATGCTCCTGTGCCGTAGGCGGGCAGCAACAGGATCCGAAGCAGACGTCCGAGTCCAGGCCGGTTGTTACACAGTGCGCGACCTGTTCCCGCCGCTGTTCCCCGGCCCCGGCGCGACCGGAGGCGTGCTCGTGCCCGACGCGGATGCACTCGCGGCCGTCGTAGTCGAAGACGCACGGCCAGCTGCGCCCCTCGTCCTGCCCGTTGTCGGGCCGGTCCACGGCGGTCACCGGGCTGGCCGTGAGGTCGAGGCGATGAAGTGACGCGGGTGCTTGTGCAGGTGGACACCGTAGGCGCGGCCCATGCACCAGCACGGGTAGACGACGCGCTCGCCGCCGACGACCAGGGCACTCACCGCTCACCGCCCAGGGCGGCGCGGGCGGCATCACGCTCTGCCCGCAGCGTGCGGACGTGGGCAGTGAGCATCTCGATCGAGGCGCGCGCCTTGGCGAGATCAGCGCGCAGCATCTCCGTGTCAGCGGACGGCCGGGCGGCGAGGAGTTGAGCGGCTGCGGCATTCCAGTCGATGGGTCGCACGGTGCCGAGCACGTACGGCTCGAACATCTCCCGCAACGCCGTAACGAACTCGCGCTCGTCGTTTTGCCGCGCCTCGGCCGGGGGCTGCACGACGTCGCCCGGAAGATAGATGTCGTCGTGCAGATCAGCCGGGGGCTCGGACGGCGCGGCGGGGATGACTGCCCAACCCACCAGATGCCGCTGAGCGGGGGGTGCAGCGGCCACCGCTGCTTGATACGAGACGGCGTCGGGATCGTTCTGCCACCCCGGGCTGTATGGGTCCCACTCGTCGCCGGGCTGCCGACGCGCCACGGGCCGGTGGTTGTTGCACCAACGCCAGTGCAGGCCCTCGGTGCGCTCGCAGACTGCGCACACCTCCCCGTCTCCGGGCGGCGGGACGGCGGTCACCGGTTCACCTCAAAGGACACAACGATCAGCTCGTCCTCAGCCGTCACGGTGAGGTCGGTGTCGTACGCGATCGGGCGGTCGTTGAAGCTCTGGAACGACGTCTCGGCAGCCGCCACCGCCTTGTACAGCTCCGTGCCATTCGTCGGACTGCGGAGTTCGTAGCGGATGCGTCGGGTTGTGACCTCGGTACGCACGTAGTCAGCCATGATCGGTCTCCTCGCTGGTTGTGGGGTGGGCGGCACGGAGCGCAGAGGCGCGGGCGCTCAGACGGGCGGCCTCGCCTTCCAGCGCGGCTTGGGTGTCGTCGTCGTAGCCCCAGCTCGCCTCGTCGGATGCCGCGTAGGCGATGCCACTGGCCGCCGCCTCCAGCGCGTCGGCTGCGGCTTCGGCGCACAGGCGGTCCACCAGCTCGGTGAGGCTGTCGGCGCGCATCGAGCTCGGCTGTGTGTGCTCGCCGTACTGGGCGTGCAGCCAGGCCGCCAGCTCCTCGCGGCGGGTCATAAGCCGGGCGCCGTGGCGAGAGCGGTGCGGATGCCGGTGAGAGCCCGCTCGTAGGCCATCGCCCGCGCCCGGGCCTCAGATCGCACTGCCGGTTCCCAAGCGTTTTCGTGGTAGTTCGCGGCGTTCTTTCGCCAGCCCTCCAGCTCCTCGGCGAGCGCTTCGACTGCGCGGAGGGCGGCGATCAGCTCCGGCACCGCGTTGACGGCGGCCACGATCAAAGCGGCGTTGGCCCTGGCGTCGTCGTCCTCTCGGCCACGCCCATCGGTCTGGATCATGGCGACCGTGCCCGCGTCGTCCTGGACGTCCCACCACCAGCTGTCCGGTTGGCCGCGGGTGCTCCCGAGCTTCCAGAAGACGACGTCGGTCTGCCACGGGCCTTCTGACGCGCCGTCCGCGTGCAGCTGCTCCAGGTGGTCGCACACGGCGGTGACCGGCGACGGCTCAGGCATCGGAACCCCCGGACACGGCGGCGCGGACCTCGTAGACCGCGTACTCGAAGGTCTCCTGCTCCCGCGCTTCCGCCAGCTCGGCGTCGGCTGCCTCGCGGGTCGGGTGCACGGTGCCGTCCCAGTCGTCGATCAGCCCGCCGGGGATAGCCGGATGCGGTCGGCAGAGCATGTAGCCGGCCGCCCCCTGCTGACCGATCACGGCCAGAGCAGCATCGGCACGGTCTAGGTACAACTCCTGCCAATCGACCCAGCCCTCGTCCGCAGATTCCGGAGTGAGGTAGTCGGACTCGCAGATCGCCCGCGCCACCTGCTCGCGGAGCACCTCGGGTGGGGTGGGCGACGACTCGGGCACCGCCTCCGTGCGCGGCGGGATCTGCGAACGTGCGGGCGTGTCGCCGGCTTCCTGCGGGGTCATGCCGCGAGCTCGTGGTCTGCCTGGGTGCGGCGGGTTCGGCGTGCCGGGGCGGTGAGGGTGGCCCAGCCGGCGGCGAGGAGGACGGCTGCGGTGGTCCAGCCGGCGGTGATGGTGAGAGCGAGGTTCACGGTCGGTCTCCTGTCTCGGACGGGGCCTCGTCCGGGGTGCTGAGCGTAGCGCGCTGGTTGGTGTTCCGTCCATCAGTGGTGGACGGCGGGGCGGCGCGTTGGGCGAGGGCGGCGCGTGCGGCGCGGAACGCCCGGCGTCCGGGTCCGTCGGGGTCGGCGATCTGCTCGGGTCGGAGTGGGACGTGTTCGGCCAGGTCTCGCGGCGGGGTCCAGCCGAGGTCTTGGAAGGCGGTGACGAGGGCCTTGCCGCGGTCGTCGGCGTGGGGTGAGCCCCAGTCTTCGAGCATGCCGGCAGCGGTGATCTGCGCCTTGGCGATCTGGCCGACGTGGTGGGGGGTTTTGCTCGTGTGCGCGGTACTCAACTTCAAGATCCTCTCGCAGGGTGAGTAGTAGTTCTCCGTCAGTCCGTCCGTCCGTGCATAGCGCCGGGCATGCGTCCGGCTATGCGTCTGGCATGCCGCGCGCATCGGCTGGTCGGATGGTGCGGACCTTGCTCGCGGCATCGGCAGCCCAGCGGCGGCGAGCCGCCTCACGGGCCCGCTCGGAACGGCGCTGGGTCTCCTCGGTCGACTCCTGGAAGTCGCTCCAGTCGTGGATCTGCCAGCCGCCCTCGGCGACGTCCCAGAGGCCGACATCGACCAGGCGGCGGGCATCGACCGTCCGGCCGTTGAGCCGGCCGAGCGCGAACTCCTCGATGAGCCCGTCGGTGCCGTGCTTCCCGGCGTAGGCCAGGGAGCAGCACCAGACGAACGCGGCCCGGTGGCCCTCCTTCATGGCGAGGAGTCGCAGCACCTTCGGGTTGTCGGGCATGGACGTGTCGAGCCTGATCCATGGCAGGGGCATCAGGCGGCCGTCCGTCGCGGCTTGACGCGCTGGTAGTCGGCGCCGTGGCAGACGGGCCACATCTCGGCGAGCCACATGTCGCGAAGGGCGCGCTGCTCGGGGCTGAGGCGTGACTGCAGGTCGTCAGTTGGTGGTGGGTCGGTTGGCATGGCAGTTCCCCTGCTGGCCGGGTGTGGGTGGTGGGCGGCCGGGTGGGTGGTGGCCCGCGACCTACCGTGGGCGCCGTGACCGAGCCGGACCGCCGTGTCCCCGCGGATCCGGTGCTGGTCGTGGTGGAGCACGAGGGCGCGTGGTGGCCGGGGACGTTGCGGGAGTGGGCGCGGTGGGACAGCACCGGGTGGCGCGGGTACTGCACGTGGACGGTGGCGCCGGGCTCGACGTTCTTGCGGTGGGTGCCGGAGGCGCGGGTGCGGCTGCGGGGGTAGGTGGTCATGCGGCGGCTTCTCGTGCAGCCGCGCGGGCAGCACGCACCTGGGTGGTGTTGCGGATCCGCTTGACCGTCGTCTCGTCGGATCGCACCCGGTCGGCGATGGCCGCGGCGCCCAGCCCGGCCGTCAGGAGCCGCTCAACCGCGTGGTCGAGGGTCCGGCCGGTCAAGCGCATCGGCTGCCCGTCGAGCACCAGCTCGACGGCGTGCTCGTCGACCGACTCGTCGTCGTCGACGTCCATGGTGATCGGCTCGGCGGCGGGGTTGTCGATGGTGTCGTCGTCCCATGCGGCGGGCGGCAGCCAGCCGGCGCGCTTCGCCCGGTTCATGGTGCGGGTGATCGCGCCCTGCTCGAACCGGTCGGCCGCCGTGGGCGGCTGGTCCCAGCGTTCGTCGTAGGCCTTCGTGATGGCCTGGGCGGTGCGGGCGAGGACTTGCCCGCCGTGGAGGGCGCCGTCGAGGCTCTGCCGGTCGAGATCGGCTGCGGCTGCGATCCGGTCGACTGACCATCCGACGACGGCCAGGGCCTGCAGGCGGCGCCGGGTGCCGGTGCCGTCCACGATGACCCCGCCCGGGAGCTGGGTGACCGTCGGGACGGGTACAGCGAGCAGGGCGCGGGCGACGTCGGGCTTCATCCGCTTGGTCGGTGGCTCGATCCGGCCGTCCTCCCGTCGCCGGCCGTACAGCAACCGGGACACCGCGGAGGCGTGCACGCCGGCGACTCGCGCGACGCGTTTCCAGCCGACGCCGGCGGCCAGCACCTCGTGTACGTGGGCGCGGACAGGCGCGGCGTCGACCCAGGTGGTGGTGGGCCGGCCGTAGCCCTGGAGGCGGTGGCGCCGGTTCTCGTACTCGCTGTTGGCCGCGGAGCACGGCAGGCAGCGGCAGCGGTCCAGAGCGTAAGCCAGTCGGGTGCCGTGCTGGTGCCGAGCCTGTTTGTGCAGGCACGGTTGGGGGGTGCGGTCGACGGCGGTCATGGCTGGTACTCCTGCGGGTCCACGCCGAGGGCGGTGAGGGCCTGGAGGACGGCGGCGTCGAGGGTGGGGTGGTCGCCGCGGTCGACGACGGCGATGGCGCGCCAGGACCCGTCGGCGTCGGTGCGCCACACCTCGCCGCGGCGGACCTGGACGCGGCGGGGCTCCGGCGCTGGTGGTGGTTCCGGGTCGGGCTCGGTGTGGTGCGGGCAGGTGCAGGTGACGCCGACGTAGGTGCCGCGGCAGTGCTGATGGCGACCGGCGCCGCAGAACCCGCTGACGTACGTGGACGGGACAGTGGCGCTCATGCCGCTGCCTCGGTCGGCTCAGCGAGGTTGACGACGAGCAGCTGCAGCTGGGGCAGCAGCGTGGGGGTCGAGTAGACCTTCCGGGCGGTGACGGCGACGACCTGCGCGTCGTCCACCCACAGCCCGCCGACGGTGACCGCGTCGAACGTGGCCCGCAGCAGCTTGTCCAGGTCCGGTTTCTTCTCCGGTGCCCACCGCTTCTTGGGTGCGGATGGTGGTCGGGGGAGGACGAACGTGGCGCGCACCTCCAGCGGGCCGGTGAGCAGGTGCTGGTCGCCCATGGCGTCGCGGACGTGCCAGGCGACGGAGTCCCGCCACGGCTTGAGCCGGTTGTTGTCCGACGTCATCCGGCCTCGGCCGAGCGCCTTCATCGAGCCCTGCGGGATCGGCTCCCCGAGGACGTGGACCACGACGGCGGTCACTGTGGTGGCTCCATGGCAGCTCGCCGCGCTTCGCCTATGGCGATCGATTCGGCCTGGCTTGGGTACGACTGGATGTGCTCGGGTGCCACTCCAGCCTGGTCCAGCCACTCGTAGGTCAACTCCAGGTTGTCGCCGAACTCAAGTACCTGCGCGAGCTCACGAGCAACCTCGTCGGAAACGTGACGCAACAGGTAGCCGATGGCGAACTGGTCCGCGAAGTCGGCGTAGGCGTTGCCCATCTCCTGAACGTCGGCGACGGGAGCCTCGGCGATCACTGACATCTGGCGCATCAGGTGCAAGGCGAGGCCATGGGCGGCGTGCGCGTGGGCGAGGTAGTACGTCGACCACTGCGCGGCGGTGCCGTCAAAGTCGGGCGACGGCACCACCTCGTGCGGAGGCCGGATCTCACCTGTCGGCACGAGGATGTTGCAGTCGCGGTACTTGGCCTCCGGGGCGAACGGCGCCGCTTCGAACCGGCGCAGCGTCGTGAGCTCGTCCGCGGTGAACTCTGGCGTGGTCATGCCGCACCAGGCTCAGCGTCGTCACCATCGGGCTGCCAGTCGGCCGGCGGCTCCTCGGTCCAGTCCTCGGGCAGGGTGGTCTGCTCGGGGGCGGTGACGTCGGGGTCGGGGAACAGCTCGTCGACGTCGGCGCCGTTCTTGGTGATCGCCATGTACCAGCCCTTGGCGGCGGTGACGTCCGCGTCGGTCCACTCGGCTCGGGGCTTGCCGAACTTGGCCTCGAGGCGGTCGAGGTCGACGTTGAGGGCTGCGAAGGCGGCGACCATCTTGCCGATCCCGTCGGTGGGGAGCGCGGTCGCTGCGGCCTTGGGCAGCGGCTGGACGACGAAGGGCGCCCGCTTCCCTCGGGTCACGGTGAGGGCGAGGGTCAGGACCTTGTCGATGCCGTCGACGTGGCTGATGCGGATGCCGCCGACCTCCTGCCCGCCGAAGCGGACGGTGGGGTCCCGGTAGAGGGTCATGCGCTTGCCCGTGTAGGTGGAGGCGTCCTTCCCCCAGGCGGCGACCATGACGCGGCGCATCGACTTGGAGGGCTTGAAGGGTCGGCCGGGGAACTCGACGAGGTGCACGTCGATCGGCTGCTCGGTGTTGCCGCGCTTGACCTCGGCGATGGTGAAGGTGCGGGGGCCGGACATGAGGTCGTCGGCGTTGAGCTGGTCGGAGCGGGGGGCGATGGAGTCGGTCATGTCGAGCACGTCACGCCTCCTTCGCTGCGAGCTTGATGCCGTCGGGCTTGTCGCCGTTCTGGAGGAATCGGAGATCAACGCGGTAGGTCATCTCCATCTGGATCGCAGACCAGGACGCGCTGCGCCGGTAGGAGAGGGGGTCACGCTTGCCGCCCGACGTGGCCGATCCAAGGACGCGGCCTTCTCCTCCCCACCAGACGACGGCCTTGCCGTCGTCGTCGACCTCAACCCGGTCGAACTCGGGCAGCTCTTCGTCGTCGATCGCGGCAAGGATCGCTTCGATGCCTGCGCGGGCTTCTTGGAGGTTCACGTCAGATCACCATGTCCATCTCGATGAGGCGGTCGGTTGAGGGCAGGTCGGCAGTCGCGGCCTGGTACTGCTGGACCATCTGCGCGGCGGTGTCCTCGAACGCGGAGACGGCGGCGACGATCGCGTCGTGCCAGCGCGGGTCGGGCAGGACGCGCTTGCGGTAGAGGGGCATCCCGCCGCAGTAGGACAGGTAGTCGCACCAGGCCCGCCCGGACACCAGCAGCCCGCACTGCAGCTGGGCCATGTTCTCCGCGGGCACCTCGTCGGCGAGGATGGTCTGCAGGTGCTTCTTCGGCCGGCGGGACTTGACCTCGATGAGCCCGTCGCCGCCGACCAGTCCGTCGGGGGAGTAGCCGATGCGGAAGCCCCAGTCGTCGCGGACCATGAACCCACTGGCGGTGACCGGGGCGTAGTGCTCGCCGTAGACGTGCACGGCGAGTGGTTCGTCCTCGATGCCGCGGAGCATGTCGTCGCCGAGGTAGGTGGCGTCGGTCCAGCCGGTGATGCGCTCGGCGACCAGAAGCGCGACGAGGGCCCTGGAGTAGTCGTTGACGGCCGGCTTGATCGTCTTGGTGGTGATCAGCTGGTCGACGACGGAGGCGGTGACCATGCCGCGGCGCTGGTCGTGCCACTCGTCAGTGCCCTGGATCAGGTCGGGGAGCTCGATGAGGCTCACGCCGCCACCGCCGTCGGGTCGACCCATGCCCGCATCGGCCACTCGCCGTGGGGCAGGTCGTCGGTCGTGCCCTGCCGGATCAGGTAGGCGCGGAACGACTCGGCCTGCTCTGCGGCCCACCGAACCTGCGCCTCGTGCAGCTCGGGGAGGGACAGGCCGCGCACCGTCGGGTACTGGTGGCCGATCTTCCACGCCACCCGGGCCGCGGCCAGGGCGTCGGCCGCGGCGTCGTGCGCACCGTCGATCCGCACCCCGTAGTGCGCGCACTGGTCGACGAGCTTCCGCGACCCGCGCCGGTACGACACGTGCTTGTCCAGGACGAACGCGTCGATGCAGTGCCCCGGCTCCAGCGGGGCTCGGCCGTGGCGGCGCAGCTCCCGGTCGAGCAGCGTCAGGTCGTAGACCAGGTTGAAGCCGACGACGGGCAGGCCACCTCCCCACCAGTGGTCCAGGAGCAGGTCGGCGATCTCGGCGACACCCTCGTGCGCGGGGATGCCGAAGTTCCGGCACTGCTCGGTGGTGATCCCGTGCACCGCAGTGGCGCCGGCGGGGATCTCGATGCCGGGATCGAGGAGCCACGTCATCGGCTCGACGGGCTGGCCGGGCTGGATCAGCGCCACGCAAGCGGTGACGATCCGGGCCGTCTCGGTGTCCACAGACGTGCTCTCGAGGTCGAAGGCGACCATCGGGCCCTCGTGCCAGGTGGTCATGCTGCTTCTCCGGTTCCGCCGCAGATGCGGCACTCGTACTCGCGGCCGGTGGTGGGGTCCTCGTGGTCGCCTTGGCCGGCGCAGGCCGAGCACGGGTCTCCGGGTTCGTCGTCCTCCCAGGAGCCGGAGGCCGGCCCGGTGGGGCCGGACTCGATGGCGGCTCGGGACATGTTGTGGTTCACGACCCGAGCCCCGTCCCCATGCACCCGTCGCAGGTGAAGTCGGTGATCGGGTTGACGCCCTTGCCGGCGCAGTGGATGCACCGGTACACGCGGCTGGGTCGGGGGAGGCACGTCTTGTCGTGGCCGGGGCGTTGGACGCAGCCGACCGCGGTGCAGTGCAGCGTTGGGGCGGTCACGCCGCGGCCTTCCTGGCCTTGTAGCGGCGCGCAGCCGCGGCGTTGCAGACGCGACAGGATCGGGACCTTCCGGCTACCGCGTAGACGTTGGTCTCGTTGCGCTCGTGACCGTTCTTGCACGTCGGGCGGCGCACCGGGAAGGCGCGACGACTGTTCTCGGCTCGGGTTACCAGCTCCATGTGGTCGGGGTTCACGCACCGGCGGTGCCGGCAGGTGACTCCGCCGGGGCAGGAGTCGTCCCGGGTGTGGCAGAGGTGGTCGACGTCCATGTCGGCGGGCAGCGATCCGGTGGCGAGCAGGTAGGCCACCCGATGGGCGGACCGCGCTACCCCCCGGTGAGAGATCCGGCCGTAGCCCCACTCGGTGATGTAGCCCGACCAGAGGTGGCACCCGTCGTCGGTCTTGACGACGCGGGTGCCGAGGAGCTCGCGCGTCTGCTCGTCCGAGCGCAGCGCCGGCATTACTGGCCCACCGCCACGAGTGCGACCTGGCCGGCCGTGGGGCGACGGTGCGCGCGGATGACGTCGCGGATGTCGCCCTTGATCTCGTCCCGGATCAGCGCGTCCGCGCTCCCCGGGTCGATCGGGCCGCGCGCGCCCCGCTCACGCATCTCATCGACCGCGGTCCGGTAGTTGACCTGCTCCAGGCGCTCCAGCGGTTCGGCGAGCTCGTCCCAGCAGGCGAACACGTCGCCGACGCCGGGCAGCAGGAAGTCCAGGACGTCGCGCTGCTGGTCGCGGCCGAGGACCTCGATCGCGTCGCCGAGGGAGGCGGCGCAGCGCACCAGCTGGTCGAAGCGGGCGTAGTGGTCGGCGTAGGCGTTCATGCGGCACCGCCGCTGAGGATCTGCGCGATGGCGTAGGCGACGATCAGGCAGCAGGCCAGCCCGGTGCCGGTGACGTAGCCGGCGTGCGGGCGGGGGTTCGCCGTCTCCGGGTCCAGGATCGCGGCGAACGCGGCGGCGACGAGGGCGACCAGACGGGCCACTCCGCGGTGCAGCGGCGACCGGGTGTCGTAGGTGCTGACGCCACCGGACGGGGCGGGCAGCAGCGGGCGCCCGTCCAGCCTCGGGATGTGGGCGGTGCGCGGCAGGGTCACCGCGATGGGCTGGGTCGTGAGATCGTGCATGGTGATCGACTCCTTCATCAGTCGGTCGAATGACGGCGTCTCCCGGGCCTGGGAGGCGCTGTCGTCGTTTCAGGGGTGGGTCAGGACGCGAGCGGGGTGGCTGCGGCCTGGCGTCGTGCGGCGATGCGCCGCTCCAACTCGTCGACGGAGGGCCCGCCGGGTCGGTAGGCCTCCTCAGCGGCCTGCCTCGGAGACAGGGAGTCCTGGCGGGCGCAGACCGAGGCCCAGACCCGGCCGGCGGCTGCGATGGCGTCCTCGCGGCTGCTCACGCGGCCACCTTCTGCCGGTTGTTGATCCGACCATCGTCGATGGACACCGACGGCACGAAGAGGACGTCCAGCTCGGTGTCCAAGCGCCTCGCGATGCGCTCGGCGAGCTCGGGGGTGCACGTGCGACGGGTCTCGGTCACGAGGTGGCCGACCATGCTCTTCGAGCAGTCGACGTCTTCGGCGAACTCTCGGTAGGAGAGTCCCTTCCGTTCGATGAGCCGGCCGAGCCGCTCACCGCTGATCAGGCGCATCCAGGTCCCCTTCGGCCAACGTGCTCGGCGGTGCCTTTTCGGTGCCATCAGCTTCCTCCCTGGTAGACGGTTCTGTCAACCGCCGATAGCGAAACCATCGTCTACCAGTAGACGGTTGTCAAGTACGACCATGCAACTGGTTCCGCAGCTAGGCGAATCGCCGGTGATCTAGGTGGTAGGGCTTGTAGACGGTTCCCCTACCCTGACCGCGTCAGAGCTGTAGACGGCAGAGGCGGCACGGTGGTTGATCTCGAAGACGGCGCTCCGGATGGTTCCGGTGTGCCCACGATCGCCGAGCTGCTGGCCAGCTACCGGGACCGGACGGGCTACTCCTACAAGGACATGGCACGGAAGGTCCGCGATGAACTCCAAGCCTCACGCCTGCAGCAGCTCGTCACCGCGCCACCGAAGGCGTTCCCCGAGCGCCGCACCATCGAGCTCCTCTCGGAGCTACTGGAAGTACCGACCGCCACCACGGTCCTAGCCTTCGCAGCAGGGCTGGGAATCCCAATCAGCCAGTCCGGCACGATCCTCGAGCGGACTCTGCCGCCGGGCTCCGAAATCCTGACCGTCGAGGACCGCGAAGCAGTCCGAGTCGTCGCCAAGGCGCTGATCGACGCACGCCGCGACGAGCACGCCATCATCGCCGCCTGGCAGCAGAACAAGGATCAGCCGCCGATCGCCAGCCCCGAGCCGGCGACGGTGCACGACTTCGTGCTGGCCGCGCGCCGTGGCGACTCCGAGGGTCGCCGGCTCCGCCAGCAGCAGGACGTAGACGCCGAATCCTAAGCGTGTAGTTCCGACACCGGCCGGTCCGGTTCTGTCGGACCCGCTCGGTAGACCGTTCCCCGTGAGTCCACGGGGAATCTGGCATCCATGGCGCCACCTGGCGCGACACCACCCGCACATCGACGTGCGGTTCGCCGACCTGCCCATCGGGCTCCTCGGCTACACCGACCTATCCAGCCACGCCATCGTGCTGGCCAGGCATCTCACCCAGGTCGAACGGAGGTGCACGTTGACCCACGAACTCGAGCACGTGCACCGCGGCCCGGTGCCGGCCGACCCTTGCCTCGCCGCCCGCGAGGAAACGGTCGTCGACGGCATCGCCGCCCGCCGGCTCGTCTCTCTCAAGGAGCTCATCGACGCGCTCCTGCTCTCCCACCACGAGCACGACGTCGCCGACGAGCTGTGGGTCGACATCCCCACCCTGCGGACCCGCATCGCCGGCCTGGCGCAACAGGAGCGCGAGGCGATCGAGGCTCGGCTGCAGCAGTCGGACTACTGGGGGATCGCGTGACCGGCCTCGAGCTGCAGGTGCTGGCGGTCGAGCGGGAGTGGTGGCGGCACCCCGGCGCCAAGCTGAAGGCCATCCACTCGCTGGGCGTCACCGAGACGCGCTACTACCAGCTGCTGAACCGGCTGGTGGACAAGCCGGAGGCTGAGGCGCTGGAGCCGGTGTTGGTGCATCGGCTCCGCAGGGTCCGGGCTACGGCGAAGCGGAGGGCGGCCTGATGGCCCGTCTGCGCCCGGTTCCGCAGGCTCAGCCTCGAGCACTCGCGCTGATCCGGGTGTCGAAGGAGCGGGAGGGCATGGTGTCCCCGGAGCTGCAGGACACCGCCATCGGCGACTACTGCGCGCGCCGCGGCTACGTCATCACCGAGCGCATGGAGGGCTTGGACGAGTCTGGGTCCCGGTCGAAGTCCCGGTGGTGGGCGAAGCTGGACACCGCGGTCGGCATGATCGAGGCCGGCGCCGTGGACGTCATCGTGGTGTGGAAGTTCTCCCGCACTGCCCGGCACCGGCTCCGGTGGGCGGTGGCCCTGGACCGGGTGGAGACGGCCGGCGGCCGGCTTGAGTCCGCGACCGAACAGGTTGACGTGTCCACGTCCACGGGGCGGTTCACCCGGGGGATGCTCGCCGAGCTCAACGCGTTCGAGGCCGAGCGGATCGGCGAGCAGTGGAAGGAGGCCCACGCTCGCCGGCTCGGCAAGGGGCTGCCCTCCCGTGGGGGCGATCGGTACGGCTACGTGCGCGACGGGGACGCCTACTCCCCGGATCCGACGACGGGCCCGGTGTTGGCCGGCATGTACGCGGACTACCTGGATGGCGTCGGGTTCTCGACGATCGCGCGGCGGCTGAACCGTGCCGGGGAGCGGACGTTGGCCGGGCAGGTGTGGTCCTCGGAGCGGGTGGCCGCGGTCCTGGACTCGGGGTTCGGGGCGGGGCAGCTGGCGATCGGGAAGCGTCGGGACGTGACCTGGGTGCCCGGTGTGCACCGGCCGGTGGTGGACGCGAAGACGTGGGCTGCCTACCGGGAGGCGCGGGGTGAGCGCCGCGGGCAGCCGTCGTCGGGGGCGCCGCTCTATCCGCTGTCGGGGCTGTTGTACTGCGGGGACTGTGGTGCGCTGATGTACGCCGCCCGGCTGGGGCGGGTGGCGGGCTACGGGTTCATCTGCTCCCGGTGGGCGAAGACGGGGGAGGGGCGGTGCGTCACCGTGTCTCGAGCGAAGGCCGAGCGGACGGTTCTGGCGTGGCTGGCCAGCTATGCGGCGGAGGTGGAGGAGCAGGCGGCTCGGCAGGCTGTGCGCGCCGCGGCCCAGCTGGTGGCCCGGTCGGATGCGACGGACCTGCGGCGTCAGGTTGTCCGCTTGGACGAGCGGCTGAACAAGTTGACCGCCGGCTGGACCGAGGGGTTGGTGCCGGATGCGGCTTACGCAGCGACCCGCGATCAGCTGACGGCGCAGCGGGAGGATCTGGTCGTCCGGGCGCGGGAGGCGGAGGGGCGTTCGGTGGCGTTGAAGCGGCCGGCGGCGCCGATGGTCACCGAGCTTTTGGCGACGTGGGACGAGAAGCCTGCGGCCGGGATCCGGGACATGCTGTCGCATCTGGTGCGCCGCGTGGTGGTGGTTCGACCAGTCGATGGACCGGTGGAGGTACGGGTGGAGCCGGTCGTGGACTTGGAGTGACTCAGGGTCACATCCCTGGGTCGTGTCCTGTCGCTGGACGACACGGCGGCGAGGGATGCATTTGACCTACCGAACCAGGATCGGCCGCTACCCTGCGGCCACCATCGCACGGGGAGAACGCATGAAGCGCACAGCACTCGTCTTGGCCGCCGCCTGTCTCGCGTTGGCCGGATGCGGCGGCGGTGACGGCGTTGCGGCAGGTGCGAGCTCGGCTACCGAGAGCAGTAGCAGGCTCGCGTCGGAGGACGAGCGGCGACAGGTTGCCTACGACGCCTGCGTGGAGGCGGTCACGGAGCAGCTCAAGGCTCCGGCGACTGCTGAGTTCGCGGCGCTGGAGGACGTTGAGGTCACCGAGAAGTCCGCTGGCTACACCCTCAGGGGCGACGTGGACGCGCAGAACGGGTTCGGGGCGCTGATCCGGAACAGCTACACGTGTGACGTCACGGTCACCGGCATGGGCAACGCGCAAGACGTCAGCGTCTACTTCGGCTGACCCCCTCAACGCAAAGACCGCCCCGCCCAGCACCGTGAGGTACTGAGCGGGGCGGTCGGGTGTCTGGGGGCGGTGCGGGGTGGGGTGACCGGAAGCGCCCCCTCTGTGCCAGCGAGACGGTGAGCCGTCAGGGTTCCCAGGTGACGTCCGTGTCGATGACCCGGGCGGGGTTGCCCGCGACAACGGCCCTCGGCGGCACGTTCGTGGTGACGATCGCCCCAGCGGCGACCACGGCGCCGTCGCCGATGGTGACGCCCTTGAGCACTACAGCCCTCGCGCCGATCCACACGTTGTCTCCGATGACGACCGGCTCCGTCTTCGGTCGATCTCCGAGTTGGTGGTAGTCGGTGTCGGTGATGCACACGTCCCAGGAGATGGCGCACCCGTCGCCGATGGTGACGGACTCGGCGGCCGCGATCTCGGTGCGCCGGTTGAGGAACGACGCCCGGCCGATGCGGACGGTGGCACCGGGGCCCTCGAAGTAGATGGCGACACCGGGGAAGAGTCGTGCCTTGGCGCTCAGCCGGAGCTGGCCCTTCCCATGAAGTTGGGGCCAGCCCGTCACACTGACAGGCCCTGAGGCGGTCACCTGCGGGAGTAGGGCGAAGATGGTGCCCACGAAGTACCGGAACAGGCGCGACATGGCGCGGCACGCTACCGGAGCGACGAGCTATCGACGCACGACGAAGTTGTCGAAAGTGGTCCCCACCGCTGCGCCACGAACCCGGACCCCGGACGGTGCGGCCATCATCGCGGCGCGCTGCGCCACGGTGAGGTTGGCCTGCGCGACCGTGGTGCCGTTGATGACGACCTCGACGGAGTTCTCGCGGTACTGGATGTCCAGGCGGCCGACACCGGCGGCGCCAAGGCCGGCGGAGAAGTTGAAGCCGATCTGCGTACCCACACCGGCGACATGGGCGAACATCTGCCCGGAGTTTCGATCTACGCCCACGCGGATGAAGTTCCCCTCGTCCACCAGGACAGGGACGACGGTGATGCTGCTGTTGGGGGCCAACGCGACGTCGAGCGCGACGTCACGGCCGCCAGTGAGAGCCAAGGACAGGTTGGCGTTGGCGTCGACGGAGGTGGACACCGCCTTGTTGCCGGAGATGGACCACGCCCCCGGGTTCGCGGTCCAGGTCTGCCCCGTGTCGGTGGCGCCGAGGTCAGCGGCGTCGGCCCGGTTGAACCGGTCCATGACCTCGTTCCACGTCAGTGACGGTGTCGGGCCAACCGCCGACCAGGTCTGGTCGACATCGCTGGTCGTGGTCTCGTAGCGGCCGGTGTTGGTGCGGAAGTACCGGCCACGCCCGTTCTCCCGGATGTACTGCTGCCACAGGAAGTGCGCGACGCCGTGCTGGCAGCCGCCCCAGGAGAGCATCGGGCGGAAGGAGTAGTCCTGCCGGACGCCGTTGGCGTTGACGACGCCAACGGTGCGGTACTCGTGCAGGTAGGTCCCGGACCCGACGATGTCCAGCAGGGTGGGCGCGGAGAAGTCGCCCTCGATCTTCAGGTTCTGCAGTGTGACCGAGCCGCCGCCAGCGGGGTTGCCGTTCTTGATGAAGGAGATCGGGACGTTGGGGCCGTAGCCGTGGGCGGCGCAGCCGGTCAGCGTCCAGGCGACCAGCGTGTCGTAGGAGCGGATGACGTGCCGCTTCGAGGTGCCCTCGAAGGACAGTCCGGTCAGGTCGACCGTGGCCACCCCTCCGGTGGGGTGCACACCGGCCCCCGCGGCGATGGGGGCGGTGATGCCGGCGACGCCGGTGAGCGTGTTCGTGGTCAGGTCTCGGCCGGTGTACGTGACCTGCTGGGTGCCGATGACCAGACGCCCGGTCGGGTAGACGCGGGCGGCGTCGGCGACGATGAGCGTGGTCGCCCCGATCGTCGCCGCGGCGGTGACGGTGGTGGTCGGCTGGTAGAAGATGCCGGTGGTGATCGACCCGTACTGGTCGGAGACCGCGGCCAGCTGGTTGCCACCACCAGCCTGGCCGCCGTGGATGTGGTACCCGCCGGCGTTGGGTTCCATCCAGATCGCTGCCTTGGTGGCACCGACCCAGTTGTCCAGCATGAAGTTGTCGGAGCCGGAACCGGCGATGGCTCCCAGGCCGTCGGGGCGGGAGCCGCGGAGCAGGATGCCGACGTTGACCCGGTCGCCGATCACGCGGCACTTCGACCAGCCGGACTTGTAGCAGTTGTTGATCGCGTCGAAGCCGATGTCGGCGTTGTCGGCGATGACGTTGTAGACGTCGAAGCCGCGCATCGCGTCCAGCAGCAGGGCGACGCTCCCGTCCTCCGGGCGAGGCGTGGAGCCGCTGAGGAGGATGTCGCGTACTGCTCCGGCTCCGGTGTCGCCCTGGTCGGCGGTGGCCGCCCGCACGGTGAGTACGTTGCCCGGGGTGGTGCGGCGGATGCTCGACCCCTTCGGGCTGTGCCCGACCAGCACGAACGAGTCGGCGACTGCGACCAGCTCGGCGGAGCTCAGATAGTTGCCGGCGGCGACGACGGGCACCTTGTTTGCGATGCCGTAGTCGATGGCCGCCTGCAGCGCCGCGGTGTCGTCTCCGCCGGTCCCGACGTCTTCCCCGAACTCCTCGACCACCGCGGCGCGAGCCCGACGCAGACCCCCGCCGCCACCGGTGCTACCGATCTCGCCGTCCTCGACCATGTCGAGCACCAGTGACCGAAAGGCCGCCCTTAGTGCCAGCGACGGCGACGACTCCGGATCCGCCAGCTCGGCGTCCAGCACATAGGGGGACTCGTAGTTCGGCACCGCCGGGTTGATGACGTAGCCCAGCGACACGAGCTGCGACTGCTGGGCCGAGGTCACCGTCACCTGGCCGGTGCGCCCGCCGACGAACGCCAGCGACAGCCGGCCGATCCGCTCGTTGGCGGTCAGGCCGGGAATGGGGTGGCCGACGGTCACGAGCGGCATGAGTTCTCCTCAGACAGGTGCGATGACGGGCGAGGCGGGATGGTCAGGAGAGGGAGAGCGCGGCGATCTGGACGACGACGTTGGACACCACCGACAGGCCGCTGTTGCGGATCGGTACGACGCAGCCGGTCTTGGTCTTGTTCTTCACCGGGTACACGGGGCTGATCGAGCCCAGCTGCACGGTGGCGGTGGTGTCGAGCGTGACCAGCACCGTGTAGTTGGTGTCCGGCATCGGGTTGAGGAACGTGACCGGGACGTCCTGCGTGCCAGCGCCGAGGCTCTGAGAGACCGTCGCCTGCCCGGTGGTCCCGCGCAGCGTGCGGGCCTCCAGGGCGGCGATCCGGGCGACCGCGGCGGTGAGCTGCGACCTCAGATCGCCCACGCTGTCCACCGCGGTCTTGGCGTTGATCGCCGCCGCATCGACCCGGGTGTTCAGCGCCGCCTCGGCGGCCAGCGCCCGGGCGACCTCAGCTGCGGCGTCGGCGCGCATCTGGGCGCGGTCAGCGATGGAAGCCTGCAGCTGCCCCTGGTAGTCCGCGGCGAGCTGCGCAAGGTCCGCAGCCTGCGCCAGAGCACCGGTGACCATGTCCAGGGCCACGTCGACGACCATCGACAGGTCCTCGGTGGACAGGGAGGTGGCGGCCAGGTCGTCGTAGACGGCCTCGATCAGCTTCCGCAGGTCGTCGATCTTGCGGCTGGGGTACGGCGTCCGCAGTCGCACCAGCGGCGACGTCACCCTGAGTCTCCTTCCGCTTTGACCCGGTCGACCTCGGCCTGTGCGCCGTCTACCGCCGGCCAGTCGATCGGGTCGGCCCGCAGCGTGGTCAGCAGCGTCCTGAGTGCGGCCGCGAGCTCGGGCTGTCGCCGGGCCGCGATCAGCTCCCGGCTGACCGCGATGATCCGCAGGTTCAGCTCGAGGTCCCCGGCGTTCGCCGTCTCGCCGGCCATCCGGTCAGTCCACGCGGTTGACGTGCCGGGCGAGGTAGCCGCCGGCGAAGGTGCACAGGCCGGTGACGACGAGGCCGATGACGCCGACGTAGGGCAAGGGCACGTCGACCGGGCCGCCGCCGTAGAACAGCTCGTCGACCAACAGCACGACGGCCGGGGTGATGATCGCCGCCGACCCGGCGCCAGCCACCGTGGCGGCCTTCGTCTTCGGCTCGACCGCGGACGGGTCGACGACCTCGTAGGACTCGGGGGCGGCGTGGTCGGGCACGCCGGGGATCTGGGTCACGGGGGTCTCCTCAGGTCAGGTGCGGTGCATGAGGGAGTCAGGCCACGGCGGCGGCGGCGGACCGAGCCCCTGGTCGATGTGGTGGCGAAGGCTGGCCACGTAGTCCTGGAGGACCAGCTCCCGGTCCTCCATCCGGCCCACGCGGCCCTTCACCTCGGTCATCTCGGTGCGGACCTCGACCAGCTCCCGCAGATACCGACCCTCCAGCTTGTCGAGTTCGGTGCTGTGCCGCTCTTCATCGGCGGCGCGCATCTCCTGCAGCTGGTCGATGAGCTGCTGGGAGTCGACGGTCTTGGTCTGCCGGCCCTGCTGGCGAACGGTCAGCCACGTGCCGAGCAGCAGACCGCCAGCGGTGACCAGGGTGCCGAGCAGCAGCCACGCCTCCCCGCTCACCGGCGACGGACCGTGGTGGGCGGGTTCACGCACCTGCCGGCGCAGGCGACGAAGCCGGCGAGCATCCCCCACGCAGCAGCGCTGGACCAAGATCGGGTCCACTCACCGTCGATGCCCTGGATCAGCCAGTACACGAGGTACGCGGCGGACCAGATGAGGAGCACCCCGACGGCGGGCAGCACGTCGGAGGGGCGCTGGGGAGGGGTGAGCGCCTGCCAAACGGACCAGAGTCCGGCGGCGATCCAGAGCACCCCCCACGCCCACGGCGGGACGACCTGGGACAGCTCGGCGAGAGCGTCCGGCAGCCGGCTTGGGCTGGAGGCGACGTAGCCGATGCCTTGCAGGGTCACGCCGATTCCTAGGAGCAGGAGGCCGGAGCCCCACGGCCCACCGGTGCCGATCTTGTGCTGCTTACGGGCAGTGGTCGGCACGGCGCGTCTTCCCCCTGTCGTGGCCGGTCAGGCGGCGAGGCGGGCGGCGAGCTCGGCGGCGAGTGCGCGGCCGGCGTCCTCGGACAGTGCAGCGACGAGGTTGGCCGACAGAGCAGCGATGTCGTCGGCATCGAGGTCGGCCTCGACGTTGACCCCGCCCAGTGCGGCGCCGAGCACCTGCAGGGCGAGCGGGTTCTGCCACACGCGCATCGGGATCTCGGCGATGAACTGCTGCTCCGTGCGTCCCTGCATCAGCCCGGGGATGCCCTTCTCGCCGGGGCCCATCCTCTCGATGAGCAGCCGCTCGAGGATGTCGGTCTGCCGCTGCGACTGCTGCAGCAGCTTGGCCTGGTCGGCGTCGGACAGGGCCATGAGGAACTCCTTCTGGGGGTCGGTGCCGCGGACTGCGGCGATGCGGGCCCGCCCGGAGGCGGTGGTGTAGCCGATGCGGTCGGGCTTGCGGGGGCCGGCCCAGCCCTTGTGCTCGTCGAAGCACTCCAGCGGCGCGGGGCCGGGGTTGCCGGGGAGGGTGCCGAGCCAGTCCAGGGAGCCAGCACCGCAGCGGGCCATGAACTCGTGCATCTCGTCGGTGTAGGGCAGGTAGCCGCCCTCGAACTCCCAGCCGAGGATGTAGGGCCGGCCGTTGTCCTTGGGGACGGTGCCCCAGCCGGGCACGGCCCAGGGGCCGCCGGTGCCGGGGTGGTTGGCCCAGCCGAGGGTGACGATGCGGGCGGTGAGATCGAACCCGCCGTAGCAGTTGGCCAGCGGACCATCCAGCGGGTTCGGCGCCCCTCGGCCGCCCTTGACGATCCCCAGGCCGGGGGTGCCGGGCGGGTAGGAGGCGACGTGGTGACCCAGGACCCGCTTGAACGGCGCGACGCCCCACCCGGACCCGGACACGCCCTGCTGCAGCTCGATGGACACCCGGGCGACCCCGTTGTCCAGCAGGGCGGTCCGCAGGTTGTTCGCGGCGGCCTGCGCCTCGGCGAGGGTCACAGCAGACCCCCGTCACGGTCGTCGTCGTTGTCGACGTCGATGACCTCGCCGAGCGCGTTGCCGAGGGCGATCTCGTCTTCGGTGAGCGGGTGGGCGTCGTGGTCGATGAACACCCCGGACTTCGGTGGTTCGTCGAGCTCGGGCAGCAGCTCGGGGTCGGGCGACGCGTCGGTCATGGGCACCTCCGGGCACAGGTCAGGCCCCGCCGTGGCGGGGTCGGTGGACGAGCGAGGGGTCAGACGGCGCCGGTGTAGCCAGGGTGGATGGTGATGCCGTCGAAGTAGTGCGCGCGGCCGGCGACGATCGGCTGCTGGCCGTTGTTGTCCAGCCGCAGCCGGCCGTCCGGGAGAACCGTGCCCACGATGATGTTGGGCGTGGAGTCGACCATCACCGACACGACCTGGTTGCCGATCGGCCGGTAGCCCGGCGCCAGTGTGATCGGGTAGTCGGTGAACCCGTCCTGCGCGCCAGGGATGTACTGGCCGTTGTTCCGCACCCCGCCGACGATGTGCACCAGACCCGAAGCGTCCACGAACGTGGCCGGCACGCGGCCCGCGACCGGTGTCCAGCCGTCGTTGGTGTTCACGTTCGCGGCGACGATGAACGGGAGGCCACCTCCCGCCGGAAGGGGCACCCGCTCGTCACTGATCGCCGACAGGGTGGTGCCGTTGTTGGCGGGGACGGTGAAGCTGAACAGCGGCAGGTCCCACTGGGCGGTGTCGGACTGCTCCAGCGGGGGCGGGACGGGATTGGAGGCGG